CCCATGCGCGGTTTGTCCAGAAACGTGACCACTGAAGGTTCAACTTATCAGTTCAGAGCAAAAGTCGGCAATGCTGGTGCAACTTGGGGCTATTCCATTCAAAACAATGGTTCAGCAACCACTGAAGCGACCAATATCTGGCAATTGGTTTTGCAAGACTTGAATGTGCAATTCCCAATTCGTACCGCAGCGCTCGATGACATCGATGGTTTAGAGGCCAATGTTGTTGATGATATGTTGATGGAATTCAGCCAGGTCGAGGGTCAATCCATGATCCAAAACAATGACCAGACTGACAGTCCCAACACATATGGTGGCACGCAAGGTTTGCGTGGTTTAAATCAGTATGCAAATGCTGGTGCAGCCAGCACATATGCTGGTGGATCAATCACCACTGGCGCATTCGGCACATCAGGTATTGCAACTAGCAACGGATTGAATTCTCTGGCTGTTTATGATCAATTGACTACCAACAGCAACACTGTTGGCGCTGCCAATGTGACTTACACCGATGTGGTCAATTTCATCTACTCATTGCCACAACAATATTGGACTCCAAGCGCAAAATTCTTGGTCAATCCATTCATGTTGTCTCAAATCCGAGGCTTGAAAGACTCTAACGGAACACCAATTTTCGAGCGTATGCACCCCATGAACGATGGCCCAGGCACCGGCATCGTGGGCACAATGCTTGGCTTTGATGTGGTGGTCAATAAGTATTTGGACAATCCATCACAAACAACCACAGCATCAGCTGGCACACTTAGCAAGTTCCCAATGTATTTTGGTGATTGGCAACGTGGCCACACGATCGTTGATCGTTTGAATATGATTTTACGCAGATACGATCAGACATTGCCTGGCTACATTACGTTTTTCGGTGAGAAGCGTTTGGCAGCATCCAATGTCGATCCATTGAGTATTATTGCCTATCGTTCAACAGCGACAGCTGCAAACTAAAAGTGTGGGGGAGCATTGCTCCCCTACCTTTTTATCATTAAAATTTTTTGGGATTATTTATGAGCACCAACATTATTCTTGAGGCCATCCACAAATCACTGGTTAAGCAAAAACGAGTGACTGTTAACTTAAAAGAGGCATCAGCACTCACTGGCTCAGGAAGTAATGTCGGTGGTCGTGTTATTTATGATGATGCGTTTGCATCATTGCGTTTGGCCAATCCTATTCGTGCAGCTGGTGCAAGAGTGATCCAAACGATTGGATCGGATGAGGCTTTTGTCGTTAAAACTGGTAATGTGACCAATCCGACAAACCCATGGGGCTATACGTTCACACCCAACGTGGGAACACCCAATACAGCCACATCATTTTGGCAATTGCCAGTGAGAGTGGTTTCTGCTCAAGTACCAGTTAGGACAGCAGTTTTGAGTGACATTAATGCACTCAATGAAACCATCATTTCTGATGTCGGTTTGGAATTTTCACAGCAAGAGGCATTGTCAATGATGCTGAACAATGACCAGGCTGGATCGACCACCACAACTTATGGCGGCACTCAGGGATTGCGTGGGTTGAATTACTACACATCAGGATCAGCAGCTGCATTTGGATCAAATGGATCGGCCATCACCAATGGCATTCACACAGTGCTGACAGTGGCATCCACCACTGGCGGTGCAATCGTTTATAACGACATTGCTGCACTCAATGCTGCATTGCCACCCCAATACTACAATATGCCATCCACTTGCTGGATGATGCACCCCAATACCATTGCTTACCTGCGTGAGCTGAAAGACTCAGGCGGTTTGCCACTGTTTCTCGAGATTGGTGACAAAGACGGCTATTCAGTCGGCAATATTTTTGGCCACCGAGTGATTCCCAATCCATTCATGGATCAAATTGGATCGAGTAAGCTGCCGATCTATTTGGGAGCATGGGAATTATTTGTCACCATTGCCGACAATGAAGAAATGTCATTCCAATGGTTTGATCAAACAACACCAGGCTCAATGGTGCTGTATGCTGAAAAGCGTGTTTGCAGCACAATCCGTGACGTTTATGCTGGCGTGAGACTTTCAACTTAAAGGCTCAAAATGGCACTCGACAGCTACGTCAATGGCCCATACCTGGGCACAAGTAGGAATCCATTTTCTTATGAGAAGATCGAGCAAGTCACTCGGGATGTGTCAACTGCCTGGTTGACATTGACCCAGATCACCAATCAGCTCAATTTATACAACGACACCAGCCAAGATGATTATTTGTCTGGCTTGGAGCTGGCCACTAGGATGGCGGTTGAGGATTTTCTGGGCATGAGCATATTTGCCACCCAGTATCGGGTCTATTATGGGGCATGGAATGGCATGAGTGGCACTTCAGTGTGCTTGGATTTGCCCGAGGTTACCCAAGGCTCAACTGGCGTGACAATCAATTCTGTGGGCTATTGGACAACCACCAATCCACCGACATTCACCACATTGGCATCGACCAATTATTTTTACGATCCAACTGGCAACAAAATCATTGTGACTGGGATGCCCAGCGAGATCAATCAAGTGATTACCAATCCGATTGTTGCCCTATACACAACGGCAGCCAGCTCATATGCAGCATACCCAGTGATTCAACAGGCTGGATTGATGATTTTGACTCATTTATACAATAATCGGTCGGACACCACATCGACCAATTTGAAACAAATCCCAATGGGAGCTGCTGCATTGCTCAGACCCTATAAACCTTTGGTGCTGTAAATGGCCATTGCTCGATACGAAAATATCAATGTCAACAATGTCACAGCTGGCGTGGATTCGATCGGCCAGCAGACAACGACCATCACATTGGCATTTTCGACTCGAGCATTGGTTCAGGATGTCAGAGACTCGATGATTGCATCCAAGGACGATCGAGCCTATACCAAGCAAGTTCGTTTTGTCTTGAATTACACACCAAACACATTGGCGGTTTCATTGAATCAATATCAATATTCCATCAATTGGAGAAACAAAGATTATCGGGTGGCTGATGTTTTGGAGTCGAATGATCGAATGAACATCACTTTTGTCTGTTATCGAAACGATCCAGTGACATCAGTATGACCACACAGCAAAATGTCCTTAACTATGCCCAGGCGATTCAAAATCAATTGGCTGCCACTGTTTCACCAGTGCCAGTGTATGCAAACTTCAACAGGAATTTTGCAGAGCAAACCCAGTTTTTGGTTTGGCAGCTGCGGAATGTCCACCAGCCAGTCTATACAGGGCCGACCCAATCCAACAAAGGGATTGACACACCCATTTTTCAGACATCGGTTTTTGCCTCAGATATGAATAATTGTTTCAGCATGACCAATCAGATTCTTCAGGCATTGCATGGATTCTCAGGATTTTTTGGTGTGAATGGGTCATTTGCTGGTATTTTTGTGTCGAAAATTGATATATCGATGCTATACAATACCTATGATGACAATGTAAAATTAAACCAAATAATCTTGGATTGTCGGATGGACATCCCATGTTGATAAAACAAAACAATTCGTTTAATTTTTCTCAAAGGATTTAATCATGGCATTACCTAATCAAGTCTTACCAGGCTTTGCAGCGTCACTCTGGTGTCAAACTGGAGCATCACCCACAGCATTGACATTGACTCAATTGTCCACATGGACTGGCCAAGTCGCTGGCATTATCGGCACTTCAGCTGGTGGTACTGGCTCAACTGCACAGCAGTTGTTGGTCGAGGATATTCCAGCATTTGGCCAAGATGACGCATCAGCCAATTTTGCAGTGGCTGGATCAAGACAGTCAGACATCATCCCAACTCAATCAAAACCCACATCCATGACGATTGTGGCAGCATGGAACCCATCAGACGCTGGTTTGCTTTTGATGCGAGCTGATGCCTATTCTGGCGTGATTGATCGCACTTTTGTGATTGCAGCAGTGTCTGGCTCCAATACAGTGGCTTATGCTTTCAATGGCCGAGTGTCTGAATTCAAAGTCGATATGAACACTAAGTCTGAAGGAAAAGTTACATTCACAATCCATCCCAGGGGTAATCTCTACGGCTGGTCAAATAATACTTAATCAGGCAAAACCATGATTACAGTTAAATTTGCAAATGGCAAAACTTATCAAGTGGAAGATATTGATGAGGCAATTGCCAAATGTTTGGCCAATGGGGATGACCCATTTCGGCCAATAATTGTTGAAACACCAATAGAAACAAAAACAGAATAAAACACAATGACAACAATACAAAACAATAATGA